TTTCCATTACATCACGCACATCTCGTGGATGCGGCATTGCACGGCCGCGCTGGTCGGAACCGGCGCTATCAACATCACCACCACGAATCTCCCCGGCGCGCTGAAATGGCGCGTCGGCAACGCGATCGCGGTCGGCGAACACAAACGCGACGTCGAATACACGCCCACGACGCCACTGAAATCCAGCGTGGTCGGCACGGCGACAACGGTCGTCGCGGCCGCACCCGGTGCAGCGGTGCTCTGGACCGGCGTGTGTTCCTACTACGTGGGGGCATGACATGGAACTTGTGAAATACAGCGGCAACGAGGTCTGCGCGAAATGCGGCGGCACGACATTCTCGCTAACCCGGCATGGGGTCGAGGATCGTTGTCCCCTTGAGGCCGCGGAGCATATCCATCTGACCTGCGGCAAGTGTGGCATGGCGCACGCCGTCGGGCCAATGGACCAGCAGCCGATATGAGCGTCGACGGCAAGGTCGTTCAATTCGCCACCCGCGGCGGGACCGGATCGCCCGATCTGCCCGAACTAGGCGCGCCCGGCCAGCAGTTCTTCCACGGGTTCCTAGCGAACGACGAATACGTCCCGGACCTGATGGGGATCAAGGGCCTGGCGATGTTCGACAAAATGCGGCGATCGGACGGCATGATCCAGGCGACGCTGCGCGCGATCAAGTTGCCGCTGCTGGCCGCCAAATGCGACATCGTCCCGGCGTCAGAGGATGCTGTAGACATCGAGATCGCCAAACGGCTGGAATGGAACCTGTTCGAGGGCATGACCAATTCCTGGAACGATCACCTGCGCCAGACGCTGACCTATCTGGAATTCGGTTTCCACGTGACCGAGATCGTGTGGGCGATCCAGGACATGCCCGCACCGGCCGAGATCATCGAATACACGCGCGCCCAGGAGGCCGAGGTCCTGGAATTCGAGGCGCGCGACGAACGCGACCTGGTGTCGGGCGTGATTCGCAGGGTGTTCGGCTGGACCGGGCGCACGTCGCGGGTCCGGCCGCCGTTCGATCGTCGGGTGCTGTTCCCGCGCACGTTCTACATGGGTACCGGGCGGTTCGCCGCGACGCCGATGGTCGCGATCCGGAAACTGGCGCCGCGGCTGCAGCGGACCATCAACGCCTGGGACCTGGGCGAGGACGGTGGCCTCCGCGGCGTCGAACAGTGGGCATTCCGGAAGGACGGCTCGTACAAACCGGTGCCGATCCCGGTCGAGAAACTCCTGGTGTTCGTCAACGACAAGGAGGGCGCATCCTGGACCGGTAAATCGGTCCTACGGCCAGCATACAAGCACTGGTTCATCAAGGACCAGTTGTATCGGATCGACGCGATCGCGGCCGAACGGCACGGGGTCGGCATCCCGGTGATGGCCATGCCTGAGGACAAATCGGACAACGCCAACCTGCAACGCGCCGAGGACATCCTGATCGGCGTGCGCGCCCATGAACGCGGGTACGTCGTCGAGCCATTCGGCTACAAATTCCGCGTCGAGGGCATGGGCCAGGGTCGGGCGATGGACCTGTTGCCGATCATCCAGCATCACGACCGGATGATCGCGGTGTCCGTGCTGGCGCCCCAACTGGCGCTGGGCGAGAACCCCCAGGGGTCGTTCGCCATGTCGAAGGAACAGTCCGGGTTTTTCATGCTGGCCGAACGCGCCGTCGCCGCGCAGATCGCCGACGTCCACAACCGGTACCTGATCCCCAAATGGGTGAATTTCAACTACTCCGGCGTGACCCGCTACCCGACGTTGTCGTTCGGCGCGATCGAGACGCGCGAGGTCGACAACCTCATCAACGCCCTGGTCCCGGCCGTGAATGCTGGCCTGGTGACGGCCGACGATCGGCTGGAGGGCTGGATTCGCGAAACCGCTGGCCTGCCGGAACGCGACCCGTCCACCGCGCGGATCACACGCGGCCTAAACGGCGGCGGATCGGCGCCGACCGGCGAACAGACGGGTCCGCCCGCCCCGACGCCACCGGCGCCCCGGCGACCGGGCAACACATCCGAGAATCCACCAGCAGGGGGGGAGAATGCCTGAACTAGAAACCGTCACGCTGAACGGGATCGAGGTGTTCGACGTCGGGACGTGGAATGGCGACCCATACACCGACGCCGACCTGGACGGGATGATCGGCGCGTTCGCGGAACTGCGCGGTCAGGTGGACCCCCCGGCGAAACTGGGCCACGCCGACGACCAGTCGATCCTGCGCCGGTCCGGATTCCCGGCGGCCGGATGGGTCGAGAACCTGTACCGCCAGGGCACGAAACTGCTGGCCGACATCGGACACGTGCCGAAATCCCTGGCAGACCTGTTGAAGGCGGGCGCGTACCGCAAGGTCTCGTCGGAAATCCTGATCGATGCGTCGTTCAACGGGAAGAAATACCCCTACGTGTTTTCGGGCCTGGCGTTTCTGGGCGAGGAACTACCCGCCGTGACAACGCTGGGCGACATCCGCGATCTGTATGCGGCCGCGCATTTCCAGCGCGGTGGGCGATCGCGGGTCATCACCTATGCGCGAAATTCGGCGCCGATCCCGGCGCCAAAGGAGGGGCACATGCCGAACCAGGACGAGGCGGCCGCCCTCGTCGGGCAACTCGAGCGGCTACGCAAGGGCGGGGGTCTCGCATCGTTCGCGCGCGAGGCCCTATCCCGGTTCCGGGCGTGGCGACGTCAGTACGGTGACGCCAGCCACGAACAACTCCGCGACGCGCTGCAGGCAGCGATCGACGAACGCTTCGGCGGTCTCGACGGGTATGCCTGGATCGCAGCGACGTACGACGATCGCGTCATCGTGCAGAAGGGCGAGGCGTACTACGCCATCCCGTACACCGTCGGCGCCGACGGGACCATCACGTTCGACGAATCGTACGAGGTCGAACAGACGTGGACGGCGCGATCCGCACCCGTGTCCGGCGGGGACCTGCCCGCCGAACCGCCACCCACCCCATCGACATCGGGCGACACAGCGACCGCCGAGGCGGCGCTATCACGGAAGGAGAAGGCCCAGATGAAATCCATCGCGAAGGCCCTATCACTGAAGGAGGATGCGACCGAGGCCGAAATCGTCGCCGCCATCGCGGCACGACCGACGCCCGAACAGTTCAGCGCCCTCCAGGCCAAGGTCACCACGCTGGAGGAGCGTGGCCAGGCCAATGACGCGGCCGCCGCCGTCGACGCCGCGATCCGCGCCAAAAAGGTCGCGCCAGCGGTGCGCGATCAGATGCTGCCATTTGCCCGCCAGGACCCGAAGGGGTTCGCGGCACTGGTCGAAAAGGCCCCCGCGGTGTTCGCCGGGGAACTCGGCACAGGCAACGACGCCCCGCCCGCACGATCCGCCGCTGACGACCTGAACGCCAAGGTCGTCGAACTGATGCAGGCGGACAAATCCGGCGCGCTGACATTCGCCAAGGCGCTGGATCAGGCATCCCGCGCGAACCCCGAACTGGCGCGCAAATACGTCGAGGAGCGCGGGTCCGCCGCGCGTCTGTCGTAGGAAGGAGGATAGGCTAAATGACAGTTTCAAAGGGCGAGGTCGATCTCCTGACCACGACCGAAACGTCCGACGCTGACCTGTCGGCCGTCGCGAACAAGCGCAAACTGGTCAAGCACAGCGCGACCGGCGTGGCGCTGTGCAGCGTGCTGAACGAACGGGTCTATGGCGTCCTGACCAACCTCCCGGGACTGGGCAAATCTGCCCAGGTCCAGATCGCGGGGATCGCGAAATGCCAGGCGGGCGCCGCCATCGCCAAGGGCGATTTCGTCAAGACCGACGCGACGGGTCGCGTCATCACCCAGACCGCGGAGGCCGCGGGGACCCAGGTGTTCGTCCTGGGGCAGGCACTGGAGGCCGCGGGTGCAGCAGGCGACATGATCGCCGTGCACATCCGACCGCTAGTCATCAACCTCGCGGTTTCATAAAACGAAGGAAGGGAGGACAAAATGCCCTCACCACAGGACCTGCACATCGACGCCCTAATGACCAACTTTTCGATCGCCTACCGGAACCTGGACGCGGTCGGGGATGAACTGTTCCCGACTGTCCCGGTCGAAAAGGAATCGAACAAGTTCGCGATCCTGGACCCAACCAAGGACCAGTTCCGCGTCCGTGATCTGCAGCGGGCGCCCCGCTCACGGTCGAACACGATCGAATGGTCGAACAGTTTCGACAGTTACAGCGTCGTGGAATACGCCGTCAACAGCGGCGTGGACGACCGCGAGCGCGGCAACGCCGACAACCCGCTGAACCCGGACACCGCTGCCACCCAGGCGGCCCTGGACGCGATCATCGTCGCGCGCGAGGACCGCATCGCAACCAAGGCCACCACGGCCGCGTCGTACAGCGCAGCCAACAAGACGACCCTGGCCGGTGCAAACCAGTGGTCAGACGTGACGTCGAACCCCCGCGGCGATTTCGACACCGCCAAGTCCGCCGTCCGCAAGGCCGTCGGCAAGATCGTCAACATCGCCGTCGTGTCGTTCGACGTGTTTACGAAACTGGCACTGGTCACCAAGGTCCTCGACGCGATCAAATACACGAACCTCGGCGTTGCCAGCGTCGAACTCGTGTCGAAATACGTCGGGATCGAGCGGATCGTCATTGGCCAGATGCTGAAGAACACCGCGAACGAGGGCCAGACGGCCGTCACCGCGGACATCTGGGGCAAATTCGCCGTGATCGCCTACGTCGAGGCGACGGCTGGGCTATGGGGCATGACGTTCGGCAAGACGTTCCGCCAGGGTGCCCGCGAGGTGCGGCGCTGGCGGGAGGAACCGAAACACACCGACTTCTTCGAACCCTGCGAACGGACCGATGAAAAATTCGTCGCCGTCGACGCCGGGTACCTGATCTCCGCCGCCATCGCGTAAAAGACCATGGACCTATGGGTCGTCACCGACCGGGGGACTGCAGCCCCTGGCACGGGGCAGGAAATGTGAAAGGAAACACGGACCGATGAAACTCACCGCGAAGGAAACGATCAAGTTCGGGGACAACGGTGAAATCGCCCAGGCGGGCGAAACGTTCGAAATGGACGAGAAGAAGCACGGCGCGTCGATCGCCCAGATGATCGAACTGGGGTCGGTGGTCAAGGGCGGGTCTGGGCCAGCGGCAGGCACCACACCGGCACCCGAACCGGGCGCGCCCGCGGCCACGGCATCCACGCCCAAGTCCGGCCCGCTGCCGGAGGACTTCCCCGGCCGCGACAAACTGGCGGATGCCGGGATCACCACGTACGCGAAACTCCGCGACGCCGGTGACGTGACAGCGATCCCTGGCATCGGCGCGGCGACGGCGGCGAAAATCGCCGACGCCCTGAAGGACTAAGACATGCCGAACCCATCGTACGCCGACCTGGCCGGGGTCAAAATCGCGATGGGGAAATTCGGGGCCAGCCTGACGGCGACGTCGACCCCGTCCGAATCGGACGTCACGAACATCACCCTGCCCGACATTGCCGGGATCATCGACGGCGTGCTTTCGAAACAGGGTTTGGTCACACCGGCCACGGTCCCGCCGTCATTCATCGACAACCTGCGCGAACTGAACGCCGTCGGGGCGGCCGCGCGCACGGTCGCCGCCCTCTATCCACAGGCCGCCGGTCCTGCATCGACGACGTTTCACGAGTGGCTCCAGCGTCTGTTCGACATGGGGCTGGATCGGCTGCGCAACGGCGAGGGCATCCCCGACGGCGTGGTCATGACGTCCAGCGGCGGGATGCCGCGATCGTTCTGGACATCCCACCCCGACAGCGCATCGGACGAATTCGTGGGTACGCCGGGCAACGACGTCGATCCGGTGTTCACCCGGGACACGAAATGGTGAGACGTTAAATGGCGATCGTTGCGCTGAACGCCCGTCAGGATGTCGTCGATGGTGGCCTGGCCGCGGCCTACCAGGGATCGTTGTCGGCCAGCGACACGTACACGTTCCCCAACGACGGCAAGACATTCCTGCATGTCAAGAAATCCGGTGCGGGTTCCTGCACCGCGACGATCATCACCCCGGCGACCCTCCGCGGTAAATCCGTCACCGATACCACCGTCACCATCCCGGCGTCGACCGGCGACAAAATGATCGGGCCGTTCCCGCCCGATCTCTACAACGACCCAGCGACAGGGCTGGCCAGCGTAACGTTTTCCGAGATCACCGGCCTGACGGTCGCGGTGCTGCGGCTGCCATGAGGATTCGGTCGATCCCACCGCCGGGGGTCATCACCGCCGCGGTCGACGCGGTGCGTGCGGGCCTGTCCGATTTCGCGCCGCTGTTCGAGCGGCTGGCCGATCGTTTCTATAGCGACCAGCGCGGGCTGTTCGCCAGCGGTGGCGCGTCGGCGGGCGCCCCCTGGGACCCGCTGGCGGACCAATATGCGAAATGGAAGGATCAGAACTTCCCAGGGCGGCGCATCCTGGAACGCACCGGCGCGATGGCGGCCGCGTCGACCGACGCGTCGGGTCGCGCGATCGCTGATCGCCGGATGGAGATCGACATCGCCGCGCTCCCGTATGCCGGATTCCACCACACCGGGACCCGCTACATGCCCCAGCGCGATTTCTTCGCCCTGACGGCGCGCACCACCGACGGCTGGGACGACGACACCGGCCGGTTCATCGACAACGTAGTCCGCGACGCCGCCCGCGGGGCCGGTGCCTAGATGTTGCGGATCATCGAACCCGCCGCGCGCGCGCTGCGCGACGAACTGCAGACCAACCTGCCGACCGCGCTGAACGCACTGGAGGCCGCGATCGGCGGTGGCGTCGTGCTGCCCGACCCGGTGGAATACACCCTGGGACGCAAGGCCAACCACGGGGCGTATCCGGTGATCGAGGTCGACACTATCAATCGCGGGACCCGGATGGACGACGAGGCCGGGATGAAATGGGAGGCCCGTCTCGCAATCATTTGCATCGTCACGGCGCAGAACCTAGAGGAGGCCCTGGCCCTGATGGTGTGGCGGTACGAGGCCGCGATCATCCAGTGCCTAATGGATCGTCGATCGGCTGGCGCATTTTCGGCACTGGGCCTGGGGCTGAACCTGCAATCCGAGAACGTCGATTATTCCGACGCCGTGCAGATCGGTGGCGACATTCCCCAATTCATGCGCGGGCTGTTCATCCCGGTGCTTATGGAGCGGACCGAAACCCGCGCCTAGCACAGAAAAAAATAGGAGGTCTGGCCATGGCACGCACCAAGGAGACCGACCCGAACGCGACAGTAGCAACATACCGCGCCGACGGCCGCGCCTACGCGGGCGTGCCCGCCCGGGACCTAACCGCCGCGGACATCGCGCGGATGAAGCCCGACGCACTGGACGCCCTACGCGCGGACATCGCCATGGGCGATCGCGGCGTGTATGCGTTCACGGACCCCGGGGTGGTCCCGGCGGCGCCCACGACACCGTCGGCCACCGACGGCGCAAAGGAGGAATAGGCGATGCCAGAGCGGGTATTTACCACCAGTCAGGCGAAATTCGAGACGGTGCCGGGCACGCCGGTCGTCCCGGATCGGCGCCTCTATGGCACGTTCGATCCATCCGACGATCACCCGCTGGTCGTCCGCGAGGAACAGCGCGGGCAATACAGCGACATCCTGGGTTCGTCGTCGGCGTTCCTGGGCGTCGAAACGACCGGGTCCACCTACGAGGAGGACGCGTCGTTCGAGGACCTGCCCTGGTCGGCCTACCTGGGTCTGGACGGCACGCCGACCGAAACGACACCGTTCGGCGGGCAGGCGGCTGCGCACGAGCACGCGTTCACGCCGTCGGAAACCGCGGACGATCTGAAGTCGGCGACGTGGCGCCACGGTACCCACGCAGGCGCGGGCTGGGAACTGCCGTTCAGTCTCTGCGACGAATGGGGCCTGTCGTTCACCCAGGGCGGATCATGGCGGCTGCGCCTGGGGATGCTGCACCAGAAGATGGTCCCGGCGACGCTGCAGAACCTGGCGGTGACGACCAACCGCGAAACGCTGCGGGCGAACCAGACCAAGGTCTATTTCGGTGTCGCGGGCACGGAACCGGCCGAGGACGTCGGCCACCAGTACGCGGCCACGATCTACGAGGCATCGGTCACCGTCCACAACGGCCGGGTCCGGAAATTCTTCCTGGAGGACGACGTGTACCAGGCGACCGGCCGCGGGGACCGGATGATCGAGGCGTCGTTCACGTTCGAGGAAAACGCCAACAGCATCGCCGAACGGGTGAACTGGAAGGCCAAGACCGAACGCCAGATCAAGTTCGTCAACACCGGGTCGATCATCGCCGCGGCCGTGCCGAAAACGGCCAAACTGCACCTGCCCGGTCTGTGGCAGGGCTGGGAACTAGGCTACCGCGAGACGAACCGCATCTTCACCATGCGGATGCGCGGCGTCTACAACGCAGCCCTGGCCTACCAGATCGCCCTACGGGTCGTGAACGGCATTTCGGCGGCGACCTACCTGTAATCGCGAAAGGGGGAACACAAACTATGGCACGGATCAGACGCGCACCGAACGACATCGAGCGGATCGATCTGGGGGATGGGGACTGGGTCGTTCTGCGCCACCTGAACTTCGCGGACCGGCGGGCGATGGAGGGCGCGCTGCTGAAGGCCCGCGTCGTCGATGGCCAGATCATCCAGGCATCCGAGGAGGATGTCGACAACGAGGCGGCGAACGTCATCATGCTGCAGCGCGCGATCGTCGCCTGGGGCGGCCCCGGTTTCGAATGCACGTGCGGCCACGACGGCCGGGTCGAACGCAACGCGATCGCCGGATCGCACGCATCGGGCTGCACGGTCTGGCCGACCGACGTGGCCCACATGCGCGACCTGGACGAAACCGGCGACCGGATCATGGTCATCATCGGTAACCGGCGGGACGGGTCGAGGCTAGCGGGTGACCCAAAAGTCTCGTTAGCACCTTCTTCGCCGCCCTTATCGGACGCGGTCACGGACGCGGACCCCTCCCACCCTATCTCCACGAGTTCGAGTTGATGCGGGCGTTCCACCGGTGGACCGGATGGGCGCCGTCATGGCAGGACATCGAGGAAATGCCCGATCACCTGGTCGAGGCGGCGGGGGCGCTGGTCCTGGCCGAACAACTGGCGGCTGAACACGACCGCGTGATGGGCGACATCAAGGCGGCGAATAACTAATGGCGAACCAAACCGCCTGGAAAATCCTGGTCGACGCGATCGTCGATGCCAAGGACCTGGACGATCTAAAGGCCAAGGTCGCTGGCGTCACGTCCGAACTGGGCAAGGCCGAAAAACAGACGTCGATGACGTCCAAGGCAATCGGATTCCTGACCGGCGCCGGTGCGTCGGCCGCGATCGGCGCCCTGGGCAGCATCGTCAAAATGGCGCGCGAGGAGGAGGTCGGGATCGCCCGGCTGGGCGTCGCGGTCGATAACGCCGGGACATCCTGGGCTGAGCACAAGGGCGCGATCGAGGCCGTGGTCGCCGCCCGACAGCGTCTGTCGTTCAGCGACGACGACCTGCGCGGATCGCTGACCGTCCTGACCCAACTGACCGGCGACGTCAACAAGGCCCTACGGCTGCAGGTGTTGGCGATGGACGTGGCCCGCGCGAAATCGATGTCGCTGGCCGACGCGTCCGAACTGGTCGGCAAGGTCGCGAATGGCAACCTGACCCCGCTGACCAGGATGGGGGCGCAACTCGGAAAGAACGCGACCGCGACCGAGGGCCTGGCGTACCTGCAGCGCGTCGGTGCTAACGCCGCCGAAACGTATGCCGCGACGCAGCAGGGCGCGGCCGATCGGATGAAGAACGCCTGGGACAACGCCCTGGAATCGGTCGGCGGATTCGTCGACGAACACCTGGGCGTCATCGCCAGCCTGGCCACCGTGTACAGCGGGTTCGGCAAGGGGATTCATTTCGTCGCGGGTGGGCTGGGCACATTCATCAAACAGGGTGGCAGCGTCGGCGGGGTGCTGCGATCGTTGTCCGGCGCCGTCCGGACGTTCGGCATCGCGCTGAAGGGCCTGTTCCTGAACCCGGTCGGCCTGGCAATCCTAGCCGTCGGCCTGCTAGTCCTGGGGCTCAAATACCTGTACGACCACAGCAAGAAGGTCCGTGACGCCGTGAATGTCTTGGGCGCCACGTTGGGCCGGGTGTTCGGGCCGATCATCAAGGTCGCCGGGATCGCGCTGGACTGGCTGGGTGACCGGCTAGGCGACATCAAGGATGCCCTGGGGATCGTGGGCGACGAGGCCGACGAAAACCTGGGCGAGGACCTGCCGCGCGCGGCGGAGGAGGGCGCGCGCGCGGTGGGCACCCTGCGCGGTGCGATGGAACACCTGCAGGGGTTCATGGCCAGCCAACGGGGCGGGGCGGGCCAGGCGACCGAGGACCTGCTGAAGGCCCTGGGGATGGATCAGGCCACGGTAGAACGCGCCCTAGACGCCCTGGATGACACGCTGGGCGCCGGGCTGGCGGGCCGGGCCACCAAATGGTTCGATCGCTGGTACGCCGAAAACCAGCCCCAGGCCCGCGCACGCATCTACGACGAGGCCGAGGCCATGGCAAAAATCGTCGAGGAGGGTGGGCAGCCGCTGTTAGACGCTGCCACCGAGGCCGGGTTGTCGATCGCCAAATACATCGAAACGGCGAACCTGAAGATGAAGGAAGCCGACGTCAGGATGAAAACCTGGTCGGACACGATCAAGGAGGCGCAGCGGCAACTGGGCAACCTGACGGCCGAGGAACTGAAATCGCTGGACCGCAAGAACGCGCAGATCGTGGCGATCCATGAAACCCGCGACGCCTGGAACGAGGCCCGGGCGGCCGCCGATGGGTACAACCGCACCGCCTGGGGTGGCGCCGGTCCGGTCACGCAAAACGTCGGCGGTGGCGGTCAGGACCTGAACCAGCGCCGCGGCGAACGTGCCGCCCTGGACGGCATGTACGTGTCGGCGACCCAGCGCGTGTTGGCCCATGCGGGCGAACGGATTCTGAGCCCGCGCGAGACGCGCGCGTATGACAGCGGCATGGGCAACGTCACGATCGCGCCGGTGTTCAACTACAGCGGCCCGGCCACCCGCGCGGCGGCCGAACAGATGGCGGCCGACGTCGTCGATCCGCTGACTGAGGCCGTGCGCCAGCAGTTGCGCCGGATGGTGCCCGCCTAGATGCCGTTCACGATCGGCCCCCTGCCCTACAACGGCGTCAAGGACGGGTACAGCGGGTACCTCTACGACGAGGAGGCCGCGGTCCTGCCGCTGCTGGCGATGGACCCCGCCCGGCCGGACAAAAACGAGGTGATCCAGACCACGGGCAAACGCGCGCAGGTCGCGACGCTGGAGGTCTACGCGGACACGGCCGCCGAACGCGACGCCTTCGTCGCACTGATGTACACGCAGACCACGCACCTGGACGGCACGGGTGAGGCCGTGCGGAACGTCACCGTCGTTTCGGCGAAACCGCGGATATGGCTGTGGTCGGGTGGCGTGCCGCACTGGATCGTGGCGTTTGTACTGAGGACCCGTTAGCGTGCGCCCGCGCGGATTCGGGGCGTGTCTGTAGATGCGTGCCCTGACGGCGAACGAAATCACGATCCTGAAATCGCGGCTGCAGGTCGGCCCAGATGGGCACTCGCAGCGCGTCCTGGCGACCGGTCGGATACCCGCGTCGGGCGCAGGGTCGGAGTTCAGTCTGCCGCAGATGCCGTGGGCGATCGAGATGCCAAACGGACAGGCCGGTGTGATCTTCTCGGGGTTGCCGACGGACCCGACGGTGTTCACGCGCCGCATCTATTTCCTGCGCTATCTAACCGAGCACACCGGTGCGATCGCGGAACTGTTCCCATATGGCAGTTTCGGGCAGGAGCACGCGTCCTACCACTTCGGGCTGGTGGTCTGGAACGGCGCGCTACTCGCGGTCATGCGTCGCCCGTCCGACGGCGCGCTGCGCTACCGGACGTCGGCGGATAGCGGGGCGACATGGGCTGCGGAGGCGGCGTTAGGGATCACGCTGGACGACGCACATGTGACGATGTCACGGCCTGCGTTTCAACTGACCACGAACAAGGCGGGCACGAAACTGTTTCTCTTCTACTCCGACGCCGCGGCGTCGCCGCCCGGATGGGACGTGCTATGGCGTGAAACGGTCAACGCCAACCCGACGCTGGGATGGTCTGCCGAGGCGAACACGAATGCGCATGTCCCAAGTTGCGGCCGCAACTTCGGCGGACCGTCGGCATACAACTCGGCTGGCGTCCATCGGGCATTCATCATGTGCGAGACCGAGACCGCGAACACCTGGGCGATGGCCTGCGAGTCCGATGATGGCGACTGGCACGCCAACCACATGTGTGCGACCGGGACGCTTGGCGGCGCCGGATTCACGAATGTGCTCAACGTTGGGTATGGCGGCGGCCTGTCGGGCGGTCAGGGCGCGAATGGCGGGGTGTTCCTAGATTCCGGGGGCGAACTCCTTTTCTATGTCATGGACGACGGCGGCGGGTTCGCCGAGATTTGGCGATCGACCGATTCAGGCGCGACGTGGTCATCCCCGACCCAACTGATGCCCGCTGGCCTGCTCTATGGGGAGGGCATCGGGGCCGGATGCGGGCGCGTGATAAACGGCTATGTCGGCGGACCGGACTACATCTGGGGCGGCTGCGGATCGTTCGGTGGCAACCCACCCGCGCCGCGCATGGCGATGGGCGTCTGCGACGTGACGTTCGCGCTCACCGGCCAACCGAACTGGTTACGCATCCTGGGGACCGGCGTCGATCCCGGCTTCGGCGCATTCAACAGCGTGACCGTCGATATTTCTGATCGGGTCCGCGCGATCTCGGAGCAGAAGGACACGGATATGGACGCCGCCGGATTCAACATCGAACTGGCCAACACCGACGGCGCCTGCAACCCGAACAACCCGGCGGCGGCGCTGTACCCGTATATCAAGCCGAACGCGCACATCCAGATCGAACAGTGGTACGGCGATGTGGCAAACACCCAGGTCACGTTTACGGGCATCGTCTCGCAACTACAGGGATCGGCCGATGGCCAGACGGTCACGATCGTCGGGCTGGACCGATGCAAGAAACTGCTGAAACAGAACGTCGACGTGACCGCGCCCCAGACGTTCGGGACCGAAGGCGCGATCCGCGACATGGGCAATTACGTCTACATCAACAAGACCATTAACGAGGTCCTGGACGACCTGATGCGAAAGGCGTTCATCGTGCCCGAAACCGAGGCCGTGTGGTGGCCGTCCACCTATGTGTTCAAGGAACTGTCGTTCCAGTCGGGCAGCCTGATGGCCGCGGCCAAACGGGCGGCGCTGGCGGCCGGTCTGCGGTTCTGGGCCGACGAGGACGGCCTCTTCCGGACCGCGCCGCTGATCGGCGGCGGGCTGCCATCATCCTGGACCTATCGCGCGTCCGAGGATGTGCTGGTGCCCCTGACGACCGAACTCGACGATGACACGACGTACACCAGGGTGCGGATCATCGGCAAGGCCAACATCGGCGCCAGGTACCTCCAGGAACTGCTGTTCTGGAATGGCTTTGGCGCGCCGCGGGGGATCGATTATGACCCGCTGACCGGGCAGGTCTGGTACCTGGACGCCGATGGCACGATCCGCCGACTGGACCCGACGAACAACATGAACACCGTCGCCGGGCCGTACGCGACGG